CCGCCCTGCTCAATGCCAGAAGGAACAACCGGCATGCACGATGGTGACAGCCTCCACATCATCTTGCAGGCCATCCGGCAGGACTTGCCCGGTGTGCCCGCTGAGACATGGACGCGCCTGGAGCGCAACCTGCGCGACAGCCTGGGCGGGCGTGAGCACTACATCGCCGCTCGCGCAAAGCGCACCCACCTGGAGCGCCTGCAAGCCGCCATTGCTGCCGACAACGCCGCCACAAACGCGCAGCTGGCCCACCGCCTGGGCCTCAGCGTCAGCCGCGTGCAACAGCTCAAGCGCCTGGCCAAGCACTGATCGCACCAGCCACCGGGGTGGAATTTTTTGGGTAGCCATTCCACCCCGGCCAAGCCCACCATCCACCACCACGCCAAACCATCCACGCCCCAGCCCATGACCACCATCACCACCACCGCCCCATCATCCCTGCGAGCTGGCGACAGCATCACCTGGCAAACCAGCTTGCCAGACCACACCAGCGCAGACGGCTGGGCCCTGCATCACCGCATCGTGTGGCGGGCAAGCGGCATCACCCCCATCAACATCACCGCCACCGATGCCGGTGGTGGCCAGTACACCACCGCCCTCACCAGCGCCCAGACAGCCACCTACACCGCAGGCCCCGCCACCCTCATCACCTGGGCGCAAAGCAGCACCCAGCGGCTCACCATCGGGCAGCAAGCCCTGGAAGTGCTGCCCGACCTCACCACCGCCACCAGCAACGACACCCGCAGCCCCAACCAAAAAGCCCTTGACGAAGCCCGCACCGCCCTGGCCGCCTACACCGCCAGCGGCCAGGCCAAAACCGAGAGCTACACCATTGCCGGGCGCAGCATCAAGTTCCGGGCCATGTCTGAGCTGACCGACCTCATCAGCCACTACGAGCGCCAGGTGGCCGCCGAAAACGCCCTGCAAGCCGCCATCAACGGCGTGGCCAGCGGGCGCATCGTCACCCGCATGTGACACCCCCATGCCACCCCCCCACCACCACACAACAAGGCCACCACATGCCATCCATCACCCAACCGTTTCGCCGCCTGGGCAGCCAGATCAGCGGCATGTTTCGCCGCCCCGGCGAAACCCCCGCAGACCGCGCCGCCTGGCTCGACCAGACCGTGCGCCAAGTTGTTGGCGGTGCCTACCAGCAAGAACTGCGCAGCCACGCCCGCTCATTCGAAACCGCCGAAACCCCCAGCTACACCGAAAGCTGGGCCACCACCGCAGGCGAGCTGAACGAAACCCTGCGTAGCCAGCTGCCCACCATCCGCAGCCGCACCCGCAACACCGCCCGCAACAACGAATGGGCCGAGGCCTACCTCATCCAGCTCAACGACAACGTGCTGGGTGACCAAGGCATCAAGCTGCAAATGCGCGTCAAAAACAGCGCAGGCAAACCCGACACCGAAGCCAACGCCATCATCGAAAACTGGTTTGCAAAATGGGGCGAGCGCGGCAACTGCGAAGTCAGCGGAAAAATGACCTGGCAAGAGCTGGAAAGCCTGGCCCTTGCCAGCCTCCCTCTCGACGGTGAACTTGTCTGGCGGCCCAGGCCCGGCAAAGGCCCACTGGGCTGGCAAATGCAGCTGCTGCCCGCCACCATCATCGACGTGTACTGCAACCGCACCTGGGGCGGCAACAAAGTGCAAATGGGCGTGGAATACGACGATGACGGCAAAGTGCTGGCCTACTGGCTCAAGGCCCGCAAAGCCACCCAAGGCACCACCGATGGCCTCACCAGCGTTGGCCCCCATGTGCGCATTGCAGCAGAGCAAATGCACCACCACTTTTTGGCCAAAGAAGTCGATCAACTGCGCGGCATCCCCTGGCTCAGCATCGGTTCACGCAGGCTCTGGCTGTTGCATGACTTTGAGCAAGCCGCATCGGTTGCCAGCAGCAACGCGGCCAAACGGCAAGGCTTTTTCACCAGCCCCGATGGCAATGCCCCGCCCGGCTTTGCCGACCAAATCGTCAGCAGCGTGCTCGATGCCGCCAAAGCAGCAGGCAAAGTGCTCACGCCCGACGAAATCAAGGCCATCACCGCCAGCGCCGAAAAATACACCACCGTGGTGCCCGGACAGTTTGACACCTTGCCCGTCGGCTACGGCTTCCAGGCCTTTGAAAGCGCCTGGCCCAACATCAACGCAGACAGCCACGTCAAACAGCACATCCGGGGCTGGTCTGCCGCCCGTGGTGCCAGCTACAACAGCATCGGCAACGACCTCGAAAGCGTCAACTACAGCAGCGCCCAGGTGGGCATCGTTCAAGAGCGCGAGCATTTCAAGTTTGTGCAGGCCCGCATCATGTCCTGGCTGCACACCCCTGTTGTGCGTGACCTCATGCCCTACATCGTGCTCAGTGAGCCGCGCCTGAAAATGTCGCGCCTGCAAAGCTACCTTGACGGCATTGCGTGGCAGCCCCGCCGCTGGTCTCCGGTCGATCCGGTCAAAGCCGCCACGGCCAAGCAAATCATGCTCAGCCTCAAGCTGGCGAGCCGCCGCCGCCTCATCGCCGAAAACGGCGAAGACCCCGACGAAGTGCTGCAAGAAGCCACCGAAGAAGAAAAACTCTACGGCCCCGTCGTTCCCCGCGCAGGTACACCCAACCAGGGCAACGACAACCAGTCGGACAACAAAAAAACCGACAGCGCCGACGATTGACAGCGCCTGGGCCGTGGGCCGCTGCACAAGGGGGGGGTGGAATTTTTTGGGTAGTCATTACACCCCCCCAGGCCAGACACTGCCCGCCATGCCCAACACATCCACCCGCAGCCGCATTGAAGGCACACTGCACCGCAGCCTGCCTGCCAGCCTCACCATCCGCGCCGCAGAGCCCGGCCAGGCCGACGATGGCCTGCTGCGCCTGCGCCTGTCAGTCTCCAGCGAACAGGCGTACCTGCGCTCCAGCTGGTGGGATGATCCGTGGGTTGAAACGCTCGGCCACAAAGACGGCGAAATCGACCTCACCCGCTTCAACGGCGGGGCCACCGTACTGGCCAACCACAACCGCTACGCAGCCATCGGCAACACTCCGCTGGCAGGCATCGGAAAAATTGAAAAGGCCTGGACAGAAGGTGGCCGCCTCATGGCCGACATTGCCATCAGCCGCCGCGAAGCCCTGGCCGACCTGCGCCAAGACATTGCCGACGACCTGGTCAACAACGTGTCCATCGGCTACACCATTGAAGAACGCCTGCTCACCAAAGCAGGCAGCGGCGACAAGCCCAACGAGTACCGCGTCACCAAGTGGACCCCGTTCGAGGTGTCGCTGGTTGACATTCCTGCCGATCACACCGTAGGCCTGGGCCGCTCTGCCACCGATGACGGCCCGGCAGGCAGCACACCAGGCACCACCACCAGCAATCAGGCAACCCGCCAGCCCATGTGGCGCGTTGTCGATCTCCCGCCCGCCGAGGGCACCCCTCCCCACCATCAAAGGTCACACATGCCCCAAGCCAACAACGCCCCGGCGGAACCCACCTCCACCGCCCCAGCCGCCACCACCGTACCCGCACAAGCCCGCAGCGCCCCCGATACCCTGGCCTCCGAGCGTGAGCGCGTGCGCGAAATCACCGCCCTGGGCCGCCAGTTCGGCCTGACGGCTGAAGCCGACAAAGCCGTTGACGATGGCACCGCCCTCGACGGCTTCCGCCAGCTGGTGCTGCAACGCCAGCAGGCCAGCGGCAAAATCAAAAAAGCCGAAAGCTCTGAAATCGGCATGAGCAAACGCGAAGTCGAGCAATTCAGCTTCTGCCGCGCCCTGCTGGCCGCCGCCGACCCCATGCACGCCGCCAGCCTGGCACCGTTTGAAATGGAATGCAGCCGCGCCGCTCAAGACAAGCGCGGCAACAGCCGCGACAAAACCCGCGAAGCCGCCCTCACCATCCCAATCGACGTGCTGTCGCGTGGCATCCACCTGGGTGACGATGGCATTGGCGCATCCCTCAGCCGTCAATTCATGCAGCGCAGCCGCGCCACCGGCATGGAAGCCTACCGCGACCTCGTGGTAGGCACCGCCACATCAGGCGGCCATACCGTGGCAACCGAGCTGTTCGGCAGCAGCTTCATCGAGCTGCTGCGCCACGCCATGATCATGGATCGCCTGGGCATCACCTGGCTGCGCGACCTGAACGGCAACATCGCCATCCCAAGCCAAACCGGCGCAGCTACCTCCTACTGGGTGGCCGAAAACGGTGCGCCCACCGAGTCGCAGCAAACCATTGGCCAGGTCACCATGACCCCCAAAACCGTGGGCGCTTACACCGACTACAGCCGCCGCCTGCTGCTGCAATCCAGCATTGACGTTGAAGCCTTTGTGCGTGCCGACCTGTCCGCCATCATCGGCCAGGCCATCCAGCTGGCCGCCATCAACGGGAGCGGCTCCAGCAACGAGCCCACCGGCCTGCTCAACACCAGCGGCATCGGCTCCGTGGCCATCGGCACCGACGGTGGTGCCCCCACCCGTGATCACATGGTTGACCTGGAAACCGCAGTCGGCAACGCCAACGCCGATGTCGGCAACATGGCCTACCTCACCAACAGCCGCGTGCGCGGCAAGCTGCGCAAAACCCAAGAGTTCAGCGGCACCAACGGCAAAGCCGTGTGGGATCGCGGCACCGAGCGCGGCATTGGCGACATTCTGGGTTACGACGCATGGGTCACCAACAGCGTGCCCAATACCTTGACCAAGGGCAGCAACTCCGATTGCAGCGCCGTCATGTTCGGCAACTGGGCCGACATGATGATCGGCATGTGGGGTGGCCTCGACATCATGCTCGATCCCTACACCCTCAGCACCGCGGGTGCCAAGCGCGTGGTGGCCTTCCAGGATCTGGACATCAAGATGCGCCGCGTTGAAAGCTTCGCCGCCATCAAAGACGCACGCACCGTCTGACCACCCGGCCCGCCCTTGCTGCGGCCACCTCCCAGTCGCAGCAAGGGCGCAAACCCACCCCCTAATTTCCCGCACCCACCATGCCCAAAATCCTCATTCTCGACCCGTGCCTCATCAACTACGGCGACGACCGTGGCGGCATCCACCACGACGCTGGCGACATGCCCGACGTGCCTAAAGCCACCGCCTCCGACATCGTGCGCATGGGCCGCGCCCTGTACGTCAGCAAGTCTGACGACCCAGACAAGGCAGCCCGCTCCACCGCCAGCGAAGCCATGGTCAAAGCCGCCCAAGACATGGCCGCCGCAAAAGCCAAAGCGGCAAAGGCCAAAGCTGCTGAAGCAAAAGCTGCTGAAACCAAACCGCCCGAAGCCTGATAGCCGCCACCCGCCATGTTCCAGGAAGACCTGTCCCCGTTCCTCGCCGATTTCGGCCAGCCTGTCACCCTGCTGGGTCGGCAAGTCACGGCCATTTTCGACAACGGGTACAGCCTGGGCACGGTCGGTATCACGGGCATGGCCAGCACGCAGCCCACGCTCACGCTGCCCACGTCCGATGTGCCGCCCCAGATCATCGACTGGCTGCGCTACTACGAAGAGCCTTTCGACCCCATCAATCTGCAAGTCAGCATCAGCGGGCGCACCTACAAGATCGTCGAGCATGAGCCCGATGGCACCGGAATGTCCTTGCTGAGGCTGGAGGTGGTGGCATGAGCGGCAGCACCACCAGCCACGCCCAGGTGCTCAGCACCGTGGTGGCCGCGCTGCGGTCTGCCCCTGCGCTGGCCGCCTGCAAAGTGTCGCCCAACCGCACCCGGCCCGTCAGCGAAAAAGACAACACCGCCATCGTCGTGCGCTTGCTGCGCAGCCAGGGCAACAAGCCCACCATGCACTTTATCGACTGGACAACCACCCTTGCAATCGAG